TGATAGCATCTTGCATATTCCTGACTGCACCAGTGAATGTTTTAGATAAGCGGTCTGCACTACCGGAAATACGACCATCGGGATCAGTCATGGCCTTGAGTAATGCTACTCTAAACTCAGGTAGTGTGAGTTTTGTAAGATCTGTAATACCTTGAGAATCTTTGATTAATTGTAATATACCACGTTCTCTAAGTATATCTGCTGCACCAGCACCTCCAGCGAAGGCACGACCTAATGAACTGGCAGCTTCCACGGCAGTGGTTCCCATAAATGCAGCCAAGTCTGCTGTAGCGCGTAGCGTAAGTTTCGCATCAACACCAAACGCCTGTAACTGCGCACCGGCATTCACCACATCGTCTAATGCAAATGGTGTAGTGGCTGCGATTTTATTAAATGCTTGAAACGCAATCTCTGCTTCTTCCACACTCCCGGTAAGTCCAACAAGGCGAGTTTTAACATCCTGGAATCCAGATGCAGCCTTCACAAACTTATTCATCGCGCCAACTGCACCACCAATGGCAAAAGTATAAACTAAAATTCTATTTCTTAATGCGCCAATGGAGCCTTGCAATCCATTGGTTGTACCACGCATTCTATCAGTAGTTTTCTCGTATGATTTACTGGACGTATCCAGCTTACCCATGTCACGATTCGCCTTGGCGAATCCTTTGGTTCTTACCTCAATAATAAATTTCTTATCAGCCATTATTTTTATTTATATTTTCGTTTGAAATTGCATTCATCTCTTCATCTATTGCCGAAAAGATGACTAAACGCTCATAGTCAGCTTCATCTATGGTTCTGGCAATGGGTATATTGAAGCGTTTCATGCTCATATACTCCTCCATAGCGAAACTCGTCTCTGCTGTGCAAAAGTAGGATGAGTCAGCACATAACACTAGATTGTAATAAAGATTCGTTCCTGGTGTGAATTTGCGCTCTTTATCTTCATCCAGGATGCGATCCACTTCATTCCATAACTCATCTTCAGTGTATGTGATGGTTTTCTTTAAAGTAGGCGATTTAGCCTTGTATGGGAACACCAGATTGCGGGATGGTTGTGCTTTGGAGAACATCCATGTGGCAATCCGATGTGAAACTACTTTTTTTTAGATGGCTCTTTGTACTGATTGTACGTTTGCATCAATACTTCATCGATGGCATTATCGTCCAACTTGCCAAGCTGTGCTTCGGGATCAGAGAAACCATAGTTCAATACCCAATCCAGAACATCAAAGAATCGTGGTGTGTCTATCGCACCATCAGTTCCTACTGCCCTGACTTCAAGTTTGTGGAGATCTCGTCTCGCTTTAAACGTAATATCCGTGACATCAAATGTGCCATGGTCTGTTTTTACTGTCATTTTTATTTCTCATTTTAAATGAGCAGTCCTACGCTATGGTGATACCAATTATTTCCGCAGTTTCATTTGCTGCAAATGCTCGAAATGGAATGCTTTGTAATAAATAATCACCCATTTCTGGTTTAGAATCATCAATCATCACATCCTGACAATCGATTGTAAATCCGCTTGACTCTGCTAGAGCAAGAACAATACCGGTAGAGTTACCAGCAATACTAGCATCAAGATCATGTACTTCGTCATCACGTTTAGCGACTAAATTACCAGTAACTTCATATGGTCCTGTCTGTGCATAGCCATATGGCTCATAGTCAGTAGTGTCTTGAAATCCGATACGAGCTAATGGCCTTGAAATAGTGATATCCCACGAATTCAATATCAACGCCTCACCGCCAAGCGTGCTTGTTGCTAGGCTAAATATATTTTTAGGCGCATCAGTATCTAAAACTTTACTACTTGGCGCTGCATATGCACTTTGTACCGGACGATAACCGGTAACAAACGTAGTTTCCACTACCATCTCACCACCATTAGTTCCTACATCCTGGCGCATCGTCATGGACGTTGCGAAACAGCCAATCATGGATACATCCAAAGCAGTTGCATCTGATCCGGCATTTTCGAACAACAATGTTACTGCATTCACATTAGTACCACCATGAACCATTTTAGTAGAACTATTATCATTTGTATTAGCTGCCGGTGTCAATGCAGCTTCACTACTCCCATCACCAAACAATGCTAAACATGATTTTAATACCGCAGTGGGCGTACCACGCATAGTGAGTGTCACTTCATACATTTGCGTATCTGGGCGATGATGTCCTTGACTTTCTAACTGACCAAGCAAGCCAGACTTATTTGGTGCAATATCCAACGGTGCTGATGCAGCTTGTATACTATAATCCATAACTTGTAAAAAATTCCATGTGTCACTATTGGCATGTAAAGTACCAAGTGCCTTTGAACCATTACCAATACCGACCTCAATACCATTTCTAGGTTGAAAATTTGTAGCCATTATTTACTTTCCTTTTTTGATTCTGCACTTTCTAAGTGCGATTTTAATTCTTTGGGAACTTCAGTAATCTTTATTACTTGTCCAGCCATTAAGCGATTGTGTTTTGCCGCACTACCATATGCATAATAATTCTTATCATCAGATAATTTCTTGTAACTTTCTTTTGCTTTGTATTTCACGATACAATCTCCATTGCTGATACTGTAGTTACCATATCTACACCAAGTAGGTCTGGGTTATCTTCATTGCGGACATATTCAATGTTTTCTACGACAGCATTATAAAACTGCCTAGTCCCGCTTACTGAATAATTTCTATTGTTGTATATTAATCTTTTCATTCTTTCGGCTACCATTGCCACTTGTTTAAAACTGTTCTTGGTGTAATTACCGGCAAAGTCAATCTGGTAGTTCACATTCACAGTGTAGTTTCTTACTTGACCGATATTAATTTCTTCTTCATACTCATCACTAACTGGCGTTATTAAAAAGCTCTGATTCCCACGTTCTGCAAACTGATCATACAATACCGGAATTGAAAACTCATCCGCAATGATAGTATGTAAGCTGTCAATAACTCTGTCAAAGATGACATTCTCATATGTGATTGCCATCTACTTATCGTCCTTTCGATGACATTAGCGATAAATCTGTCCCGACTTCACACTGCCAATCGGTATGCCGTCACTCTGGAAGGTTACGCTCCACTCATCATTTAACGTGTAGACACCAGCCTGAAATCTCACCATTGCTCCATAAGCTAAAGATTGATAGTCACCATTCACAGTTTCACCATCTACCACCTTCTGCATCCGTAAGCCGTTATCATTCTTAGTGTACACATCATACTTCACTCCACTGGTTGTACCAGGAGCAAATGTACCCGCAGTGGAGATAACTACTCTCACTTCATCATAATCCGTAGCGGGTGGTCCATGCATCTTCACATCTTCGATGTAACCAGTGCTGGATGCATTGATGGATATCTCTGAAATAATACCAGATTCACTACGAAAACTGGTTTCGTTCCACATTACATACTCACGCCTCTTTAACTTGGTGAGCATCCCATCTTCACCCAAAGCCATCTCTTCAATTATTTCAGCACGCTCTGGATCGTAACTTCGGATTAAATCTGCACAGGCGAGTATGGAATTAATACGAACCACTATGAAATCATAATCTCTATCAGATGCACCTTGGTAGTTCGCATTGCCGCGTTTGTAGATTGGCCTGTCAAGGTAGCTGCGCATACGGTCTGCCTGTTCCTTGCATACTGTAGTCTTAAGTCCATCCCAATCTTGCCCGGATTCAAATACTTTACTGTTTAACGCCGTCGTAGAACTCGATGCTAGGAAATAATGTAATAAATCCCTGGCAGCATCGTAATAAAAGTTATTATTAGCCGTTGGCTGACTGGTATCTTTTGCTTGTTCTACACCGTCTGCGTATAACATACTCACGTTTCCCGTGTTGAATAGCCAATAAAGGTTGGATGTGCCGGAAGCCACCCAATTGGATGGAAGTACATTCTTTCTATCGAATTTATCTATATCACTAACCACCGCCTGGAGGTCAGTTGTATTATTGCAAAATGCTGTTTGGTAACTCATGCTTGTGCTATGCCTCTATAATTAGGTAGAATGGTTACATCTGGAATAGGAGTGGTAATAATCAATGCAATCATTACTCCAATAATCATGTCCGGGTC